CGCGATACGCAAGGCCGCCTCGCCCCTGACCGGGTTGGCCGCGCTCATGCCGGGGCGACCGCGCCCGAGCTTTCGAGCTGGATGGTGTAGTTGCGCTCGCCGTTGAAATCGCCCGAATAGTCGAGCCGCTGGACGAGGAAGCGGCCGCGCAGCCGCGCGCCATCCTCGAACGACAATTCGTAATCGTCGATCGTGCCTGCCAGCGCGTGGGCCTGTACGCGCGCCTCTGCATCGGAGCCGAGGAAGATACCGCCCGCACTGACCGAGACCGAGCGGGTGCCCGCGCCCGACAGCAATTCGCGCCAGCCGCCCGAATCCTTGTGCGTCACCACCACGCTGTCGCCGTTGATCGCCATTTGCGTGGTGCGCAGCCCGGCGACGGTTTCGTATGCGGGCGGCACTGCGCCGTCGCCGATCTTGAGAAGGAAGGCGGAGCCTTTTTGGGCGGTCATGACGGGAAGCCTTTCTGAACGGGTCAGGGTTGAGTGGTTTCGAGGATGCGGAAGCGGTATTCGCGCAGGATCGCGCGGGCATTGCGGGGGCGGCGCTCGGCGCGGCCCCGCAGGAAGGTGGCGCTCACGACGCGAAAGCCGATCTGGGCGGCGGGGAGCGCGAGGGCGCGCGCGTCGACCCGTTTGGCGAGATCGCCACCGATCGCGGGATCGTCGCCATGCAGGCGAAGCTCCACCGCGACGCGCACTTCGCGCCCCGCGCAGGTCTTGGTACTCCAGTCCGCCGAGGCGCTGGCAACCAGCGCCAGCCAGGGGGTGGACGCACGCTCGATCTCGGCCTCGGCGACGATATTGAGTGCCGACGCGATGGCGGGATCGGCGCGCAGATGCTCGATCAGCGCGGCGCAAAGCTGGGTTTCCATCAATCGTCTCCGAAGTCGGGCCAGAGCTTGTGCGCCGAGCGCCAGGACTTGCTGCCGGGACGCTGCGCCCGCGCGTCCAGACGGCGCAGCGCGCGCCGCTCCAGCGCATGGGCAAGTCGGTCGAGCGCCGGAATCCTCGCACGGATCATGCGCGCCATCAGGCGAGCCTCAGGACGCGCCACGGACGCCACAGCGCCGCGATCGCTGCCGGTGGTTCGGCCGCCACCGCTTCGCCTTCGCGGTGGAGATAGGCGGCGAAGCGCAGGATGCCGTGGCGCAGGCCATCGGGCAGGCTGCCCCAGTCCGCCGCCAGTCCGGCTTCCAGCGTCACCACCACCCGGCTGACGAACGGCCCACGCCGCAAGCGTAGTTGCGCCGAACCGTCGCCCGAGAGGTGCAGGTCGTACTCGTCATCGCCCAGCGCGGTGCGCACGCCCTCGGCATCGAGCATCTCGACACTGGTCACCTGCGCAATCGGGCGGGTGGTGAGCCGCGTCCACTCGTGGCTCGCATCGCGGGTCTCTTCGATGGTCGCGGCGAGCGGTGTGAGCCCGGTAAAAGCCTCGCACGCCTCCACCCCCGCACCGATCAGCGCGGTCAGCTGCGCATTGTCGGAACTGCGGGTGATGCCGAGCCAGTGCTTCAGTTCGGCCAAGGCGGGCGAGAGATCGCCGCCCGAAAGCACCCGGCGAAGGGATGGCCGTGTCATCGCGGTCTCCTGAAAATGGGAAGGAAGGCGCCCGCGCCGAAGGGTCCTCGAACGGCCAGGGGAGAAGCCGGAGGTGCAGCATCGGCGCGGGCGCAGAGGCGCGGGAGGCTATGGCCCCCGCGCCCCGTCGGCGTCAGGCCTCGATCCGCAGCAGCTTGATCGCTGCGCTGTCGAGCACCTGTCCGCCGATCCGCTTGGTCGCGTAGAAGTGGACGAAGGGCTTGTTGCTGAAAGGATCGCGCAGCACCTGCGTGGCGCTGCGTTCGGCGATCAGGTAGCCGTGGCGGAAATTGCCGAAGGCGATCGGGTATTCGTCCGCCGCGATGTCGGGCATGTCCTCCGCCTCGACCACCGGGTAGCCGAGCAGACGATCGGGCTGCCCCTCGACGAGCCCCGGCTGCCACAGGAACGCGCCATCGGTGGTCTTGAGCTTGCGCACTTCGGCCAGCGTGGCGGAGTTCATCACGAACGCCGCGCCCTGCCGGTGCCCGGCCTTGAGCGTGTGGACCAGGTCGATCAGCGTCAGGTCCGGATCGTCGCCTAGCCCGGTCGCGCTGCCCGTGCCGATATACTGCACCGACCCGAAGGCGCGCGCGCCGTCGCCCAGCGTTGAGGTGGTCGCCTTGAGGAAGCCCTTGGGCTGGTTGGTGCCGCTGCCGTTAACGAAGGCGGCACCTTCGGCACGGGCGAATTCCATCGCGATCTCGCTCGCCAGCCAGCTCTCGAGGTCGAAGCCGGAGTCGTCGAGCATGGCCTGCGAGGCCGCCGGGTTGGCGTAGAGGTCGCCCGTCGGCGGGGCGATTTCGGCGAAGGTCGGCGTGTCGGTTTCGCTACGCTCGCCAATCTCGCTCGCCCAGCCGCTCGCGGTGCCGCCGGTGGAGATGAGCTTGCGATAGCCCGCGCTGCCGGTCTGGACGACCTGCGCGATGCTGCGGATCGGGCTGATGTCGGTCAGTTCGCGGGCGATCATCGCGTCGATCTGGCGCGGCACGGCATAGCCGCCATCGCCGGGCGTGGTGCCGGAGATCGACTTGATCTCATGAACCGCACCGCGCCGCAGGTAGCCGTCGACGAAGCCCTTCACCTCGGCGGGCGCGCTGTCGCCGGTGCCAAGCGCGGGGCGTTGCGCCGCGCGGCCGATCTTGTCGACGCGGGCCTTCACCTCGTCGAGATCGGTGCGGATCGTGGTGACGTCGGCTTCGAGCGCGTCCTGCCGGGCGACGATGTCGAAGCTGGCGTCGAGCGGATCGGTGGCGGTGTCGGTAATGGGGGTCTGGATATCCATGAAGAACCTTTCTTGTCGGCACGGGAAACGCCCCCTCTCCTTGAAGGCGAGGGGGTTGGGGGTGGGGCAGGCTGGAGCGGAGGTGCGAACTCCTGCGGAAGCAGGAGCCTCAGCGGACGATCAAATGCACCCGCGCGCCGTGTTGCGACGGGTGGGTGACGAGGCTGATTTCGATAAGGTCGACTGCGAGAAGTTCGCGGCCATGCGGGTTGTGGCGCGCCCTCGTGGCGCGGTATCCAAAGCTGAGCCCGCTGACGGCGCGCGTGGCCAGCAAGGCGGCGGCGCGGCTAGCGGGCCGGTCGATCCGGGCCACTACGCGCAGGCCTTTCGCGTCCTCACCGATCCGCTCGACCGTGCCGATGCGCTGGTGCGGCTCGTGCTGCCAGTAGAGAGGCAAGGGCTTCCTGCTTCGGGCGAGCGTGGCGGCGAAGGCACCGGTGCGGATCGTGTTGTGCGCCGCATCGTGGATGTCGAACAGCGCGGCATATCCGGCGATCCGCAAGACCCTCCCCTCCCCGGCGGGGAGGGGATCGAGGGGAGGGGGTTCTGTGCCCGCGAATTTCGCTCCTGTTCGCCCTTCGACAGGCTCAGGACGAACGGCTGGGGCCGCTCTCACTTCAAGAGCCCCGGCACGCCCAGCCGCACCGCAATGCCGAGCAGCAGCAGCGCGCACATCCCGCGCACCAGCCACTCGATCGCAGCCTTCCACGCGCTTGTCTTGGCGTCGCGCCACGCCTGCAACAGCTCACGCAGTTCCACGATATCGCCCGAGGCGGCTTCGTCGGACAGGCCGATGCGGACAAGCGCGCGGTTCGCGCCCAGTTCGCCAGCTTCCTCGGCAATCGCGCGCAGGGTGACGAGTTCGGCACCCTCGGTGCGCGCCTGCGCGAGCAGCGCGGCGAGCATGTCTTCGTTGGTCATGGCGGAAACCTTGCTAAGGGTAGGGAATGCTGGATCAGAACCACACGCGCCGGGGCTGTATGCCGCGAGGGTGCTGGCTCACGATCATCACCGTTTTGGTGATGTTCGGTTTGTACTTTGGCTATCTCGTCTGGAGCGGTTTCTTCGCCGCAGACAGCTGCCTTGATGCCGGGAAAGTCTACGACTTCATCGAAGACCGATGCCGTTCCGATCTGATCAGAGGGCGCGGTGAGCCGCCCCCGCTATGGCCCTTCTAGCCCCAGCATCGCGCGGCGTTCTGCGTCGGTCAGGAAGTCCGCTTCGCTGACCTGCTTCCACAGCCGCTCGCGGTCTTCGGAGAGCGCGGGCACCCGGTCGAGGTCGACCGCGATCCTGGTGTCGGCAAACCACGGCGAGAGGCCCTGGGCGATCCCGCCGAAGATCTTGTCCGCCAGCGGCAGCAGGGTCAGCCGCCACAAAGCGCGGTTGGCCTCGCGGTAGTTCGAATAGGTGTTGTCGCCCGGCAGGCCGAGCAGCATCGGCGGCACCCCGAAGGCGAGCGCAATGTCGCGCGCCGCCGCCGCCTTGAGCGTCGCAAAGTCCATGTCGGCAGGCGAGAGCGCCATGCTCTGCCAGCTGAGCCCGCCTTCGAGCAGCATGGGCCGCCCGGCATTGCCCTGCCCCTGGAAGGCGCTGGCGAGTTCGGCCTTGAGCCGCTCGAACTGGTCCGCTGTCAGCCCCTGCCCGTCACCCGGCGCGTAGACCAGCGCGCCCGAGGGCCGCGCGGCATTCTCCAGCAGGGCATTGTTCCACTGGCTCGCCGCGTTGTGGATTGCGATCGCCTGCGCGGCGGCGCTCAATGCGCCCGCCCCATAGTGATCGTCACCGGGGTTGAGGCATTTGAGATGGATCAGCTCGGGCCAGCCATCCTCGTCCTCCAGCGGGATCACATGCGTCTGCGCGCCGAGGTGATAGGCAAAGCCTTCGGGCCAGCCGATCGGACCGGGGCGGATCGTGACCCGCTCGGGCCGCAGCGCGAACAGCTCGACCGGCCTCCCGCTGCCGTCCTTGAGCACCTGCACGAAGGCATTGCCATGCAGCAGCAGGTGCGCGGCGATGGTCTCGACCAGCGACTGGCCTGCGGATGGAGCGGTGATCAGCGCGAGCAACTCGTCCGCGTCTGTCGAGACGGGCGCGGCACCGACGCCCTCGGCCACGATCCGCACCGCGCGCTGGGCGACGGGGTTGGAGGCGAACCCGGCCTGCAGGCTGGTCGCATAATCGAACGGCGGCGCGGATGCCCCGCGCGCTTCGAACGCCGCAGCCCAGGGCGAGGTGAAGCCGCGCGCGATGGGCACACGGGCGCTGCCCCCGCCCTTGAAGGCGGAGATCAGGTCGGTAAACATGGACATGGCGTCTCCAGGGATCAGGCATGTCCCCGGGCGCAAGCGACCGGGGAGCTGGGAATGAAGCGTCGGTTTGGACTATT